GACACTCGCGTGGTTGCGTTTAACGCGGGAAAAACCGCTGCCCAAAACATTACGTTGTTGAATACGTTTGAAACGATTTTATTTGATGCAAACGTAGTCGATACGCATGGCACCTACAATTCCGCGACCGGAACTTATACTATTCCAGTTTCAGGATACTATCACCTTTCTCTTGGTCTTATTATTCAAGGTGCCACCGCAGGTGATGATATTTATTCACGGATCACATATACTGGCGGGACAATCACAAAAATTTGGGATGCTGATGGTACTGGAAGTTTTCCTTTGGAGTCCTCTGGCGTTGTTTACTTGAATGCTGGAGATAGCGTTCGGGGGACATTCAAAAACGCCACTGGTATACGAGGAAACATCATTGCTGGCGCTGGGGACTACAATATCTTCTCCATCCGTAGACTCTCAGGACCCGCCACTATCGCGTCTAGTGAGACGGTTGCGGTTAAAGCAACAACGAGCACAACCTCAGTCACTACTACGGCAACTACCCCGGCAATTTTTTCCGTAAAAGATTACGATACACACGGAATCTATTCAACGAGCACTGGAATTGCCACTGTCCCTATTTCTGGAAAGTGGAGAATTTCAGCTACAATCACGTCAGGTGCGGCAGCGGTAGCTTTTGCAGCCACAAACAGAGCGGTTTCCATTCGGGTTGTTAAAAACGGGGTGGCAGCGGACATTATTCAAACTTTTACCTCACAGGTTGTTGGAACTTGGACGGTTAGTATTGGTGGGACGACTGTTCTCAATTTAAGTGCTGGCGATCAAATTTCAATTAATTGCAGCCATGGGACAAGCGTTACTGATTTCAATTTGAGTGGAACCGCAGATGGGAATCACTTTGAAATGGAACGGATCGGGAGCTAAGCATGATTAAATATAGCGTGAAAAAAAACGGAGTGATTACAAACTCATGGACTTCAGACTTTGCGGACGAAACGCATTATGAACCGTGTTTTGGCCTCCCAGAACGCGCAGAACTCGACGCAGAGGGAAGCCCTACAGGTGTAATCCTTCCCGCTGAGTACACCATTGAGATTGAGGACATTACGGCTCAAGTAGCTCAGGAAGCCATCAATGCTGAGGCTTTGGCCTATCTCGCCTCGACTGACTGGCTTGTTATTCGGGAAGTGGATGCAGGGGTGGCATGTCCTGCTGAGATCAAAACATTGCGCGCTGAAGCTCGCGCTAAAGTGGTACGTTAATCAAGGGAGGGGATCGTGGGATATACTACCATTAACTTAGGTCTTACGCTCACGGTCCCAACTTCCGGGACTCGTAACTGGGGCCAGCAGGTTCTGACTGGAGCCTGGAATAAAATTTCAAGTCATGACCACTCTGGCGGTGGACAAGGTAATCAGATTGATACGGCTGGACTGGCTCCAGACAGCGTTACTAGCGCCAAGCTTGCTCCAAATATCGCTCTAACCCAAGCCACACTCATTACCGTTACCGGACTAAATCAGTCTGTTTCGATTAACCTTGATAATGGAAACATTCAGATTATTGACCTTCAGGGAGCTACTGGATCGCTTACTGTAACGCTTTTGAATGCTCAGGCTGGCGCTGACTATAAGCTCTTTTTTATCAACCCTGCTACAGCGCTGACTTTCTCTTGGCCTGCCTCTGTTAAATGGCCACAGGCTCAAGAACCTATTTGGACCGAGTCTCTGGGTGCTGTTGATGGCGTGAGTCTTTATTACACCGGGTCTGTATTCTATTCAGACTGGCAGTTAAACTTTAGCTAAGGAGTAATCATGGATCCAATTACGATGGCAGCAATCTTCGGTGGAAGCCAGCTTCTGTCAGGTCTTTTCGGACAGTCCGCTCAGAGCGCTGCAGAGAAAAAGGCTACAGCGGCTGAGGGCGCTAAAGGCGTTTATGAGATGACTCAAGGCCGCGTGTCTCAAGTTCAGCAAGCTAAGCAGAATTCACTTCAAGACCTAATTAACGCTTACCGTTCGACGATGGTGAAATGATTATGGCGCTTAACTTTAAAGACTATATGCAGGGCCTTTCGGCTGAAGACCAAATGCGCTTTGGTGGAGTGGCTCCAGTTAGCGCAGACTTGAAGCTGCCTGAGCTTGGCTCTCAGTTCTCTGAAGGCGCTGGCCCTTCTCTTGGCGCTTCAGGCGACGCCTCTATGGGTGAGCTTGGAGCTGCAGGGATTGGAGCAGCCTCAACCCTTGCTACGGGTCTTTTGAAGGCTCAGGCTACCACTGAAAAGTCTAAGCGTGACCTTGCAAGCCAAAAGGCTGGAGTGACCGCTACCGGACTTAACAAAGCTTATGCAGAGCAATCTGCAGGGATGACGGGACCCTTGAGCGGCCTCATTGCAAGCTATCGAGCCTCATTAAAATAAGGAGACTATATGGAGCCTATGGAAATGCACGGAAAAGGAAAAATGGAAGCGGCTAAGCAGCATTACGAGATGCTTATGGAAGCGCTCGGAGCTTTGGGCATGTCACTTGCTGAGTTTGAAGATCAAATGGAAGGCGAGAAGGCCGGAGAAGAAGAAGGCGGCGAATATGAAGAGCCGATGGGAGATGACGAAGAAGCTCCTAAGCCAATTGATAAAAGCAAGGTGGCTATCATTGTCGCTCGCATGAAGAATAAGATGAAGGGGTAACTCATGGCTAGAAAGCTGGAAACTCTGATTCTGGCGAGCCGTCGCGCTACAGAGAACCAAGAATACACTGAGACGGCTGGTATCCAAGATGAAGAGTTTATCCAGTATTTTAACGATGGTCAGGAAGAAATTCATACAATCCTGAACAGTGCGTTTCCTCATATCCTGATGAAGATCAAGGAAATGAGCTTAACCGCTGGTCAGGAGGCCTATTCAATTCCTTCTGACGTCTTCATGGGAACTCGGATTGACGCTATCGAGTTTACTCAGAGTGGCGCTCCTCAAAACTATTACCCTCTTAAAAAGGGGTCGTTGAAGGAGCGTCTGTCTGGTATCCAGACCGATCCTAGCTTTTATATCCGGAACGGCACTCAGATTCTGCTCCAGCCTAAGCCTCAAAGCTCTGGAAGCAAGATCAGACTTACCTATCAGCGATCCATCCCTAAACTCGATATTCAACGGGCTACTGTAGAGTCAGTGGTTTTGGATACCGGAGCCAAGACGATTACAAGCCTGGTCTTAGATGACGTTGTTTTGATGGATACTGCAGCTCTTTTGGAAGAGAACTTCATTACTGTTCTTGATAAGAACGGTCAGATAAAGATGCAGGGCATCCCGATTAGCGCCATTAGTTCTACTGGTACTGTAACGGTTGACGCTGGCTTCGTTTATCAGGACGGGGAAACGATTGAGGCAGGAGATGCGGTCTGCAGAGGCACGTTTTCTTCTAACTTTTCTGAGCTTCCTGACCTTTGCGAAAAATATCTCCTTGAGTACACTAATACTAGAATCTTGATGCGAGACTCCTCGACCGATGCCGATGCTCTTGGTCAGGTATTGCTCAAGGTTCAAACTACACTTCAGACAGCCTTTGCTGAACCTGACAACGACCCTGACTACGTTCCAGTCTTGGACGGTCAATATCTTGGATGGGATAGCTTCTAATGGGTGTCCAGTATCAGTTCGCAAAGCGCTATCAGAACTTCTTCGGCTTCGATCTTCGGTCGAATGACCTAGAGTTTCCAGAGCAGCGGGCAACTGATGTAGATAATATCCAGTTCACTCCTACGGGTACGATCGAGAAGCGTACTGGCTTTCAGCCTCATGCAGAGCCTGGAGCTAAGTTCGGCATCTTCACTTATAACCGTGTTGACTCAAGCGGAGTAGAGCAGCAGGAGGTTCTTGGGGCCTCTAACACCATCCAGAAGCTAGTAGAATCAGTCATTACGGTTACTTACTCTGGAGCTGATCCTGTTGCTCAGATCGAAATTTTCTTCGATGTTGCAACGGGTGAATACCGCTGCAAAATAGAAGAAGGGACATCCATTGTCTTGAACCTTAGCTTAGGTTTAGGGCGTGATGAGGCATCCCCGGTTACGGTCGGTGCATTGGAGACTGCTATCGACAGTATTGCCGGGGGTAACTTCTCAGCTACAGTTACTGGATCGTCTAGCACTCCAGCAGCCTTCTTGAAGGCGGTTCCACTGACCAGTCTCATTAACCAGACTGTTACGACTAACGCCGCTTACTGGACTTCTCTCAATACTAGCTCTCAGACTGGTAAAACAGGACCGCTGGACGGTTCTGAAACTAATAAGAATGAGATGAACTTTGAGAACGTGACAGCGGTTCAGCTTCAAAACTGCATCTACTTCTCTAACGGTTATGATCCGGTTCTTAAATATGATGGACAGAACCTTTACCGCGCTGGCCTTCCTCCTGCTAGCGATGGCTCAACTGGTGCTTTTACTACTTCTGTAACTGGCGGAGCTGGAACCACAGAAGTCTATGTTTGGCGCTCTCAGTTTATCCAAGTAGATGCTAACGGTAACTTCACTGAAGGCAATACGTTTGACTCTCCAGAATACGCCTATCTTGATCCAGGCAGCAGCGCTGCTACGGTCACTGTCTCAAATATCCAATCCGGAAGCGGGTTTAACACGAACTGCGCGATCGTTGCTGGCGCTCAGACTTTAGTTACTACCATTACGGTAGATAACGGCTCTGGTGGAAGCCACACGATGAAGGCAGGAGATACTGCCTACTTTTATGACTCTGTTTCAGCCTCTTATGTAGAGCGTTTGGTCACTGGAGTAACGGCCACTAGCATCACGATTGATGGCGCTGCTGTTACTGTTGCAGATAATCGGGTTATCTCAAACAACCTTAGAATCAAGATTCTAAGAAACAAGAATACGACCGTAAGCCCGACGCTTTGGTTAGATATTGTAGAGATACCTAACAACTCGTTTTCAGCCACTCAGACCTATACGGATAACACTCCAGACAGCGGTCTGTTCCTTCAGTTCTTGGAGCCTGCTACCGATAGAAGCCCCCCCGTGAGCGGTAAGTATATTTCAGCCTATCAGAACCTTATGGTTACGGCTGGAAGCATTAGTAATCCTAATCAAGTAAGCTTTTCAGATGTAGAAAACCCTGAGTATTTCCCATTGGTCAGAAACCAGTTCACGGTGACTAACCTGCAAGGGGACATTATCAGCGGACTTCATCCTTCAAATGACTTGTTTCTGGTTTTCCAAACTAGAGCCATCCATGCGGTTACGGGCGATATTCCGAACCAGTCCTTCCGAGTGGACGTCATTACTCAGGACATTGGGTGTGCTGCTCATGCCACTATTCAAGACGTTCGGGGGACTATCTGTTTCCTGTCTTTGAACGGTCCACGGGTTATGACTGGCGGAACTATTCCGCGTGGCCTTGGAGAAGCAAAAGACTCGGAGCTTAACAGCCGTATTGACCCGCTCTTTAACACTTTCGGACTATCTGATGACCAGACCCTAAGACCTAAAAGGGCTATCGGCTTAAATGACCGTAAGCGGGAAAAATACATTGTTTTCATTCCCGCTGAATCTGAGGTCTCTGGCCAGCGTTTCTCAAATGAGAACAGCGTTACGATTGTCTACGACTACACTCGGGACGCTTGGGTTAAGTGGTCAAAGATTGACGCTACTGGCGGGATCACGCTTTCTGAGGAAGATCAGGAGATTCTGTTTATCGAGCGGCGGGATGCAGACCAGTCAGGCTCTGGAGTTGACGTTCAGGCTTATCTGTATCGCTTCCAGAACTCTGGCACCTACTTGGACTATCAAGATCATGATAAGCCTATTGAATGCTTCTACAAGTCCCCGTGGGAGTTCATGGGCGAAACTGGCATCCTAAAGAACTTTCAGCGGATTAAGGTTTTCAGCTCTGAGTCTCTGGATAATGAGTTTTTATTGGGTATTGAGACCGAAAAGGACTTCACGGCTGATGCGCCTGTTTCTGTTTGCTCGATCCAGTTTGGGTCTGGAGGCTATGGACAGAGTGAATATGGAAGCATCTACGGTGACCCTTCTACCTCTGGCTTAAAGCATAAGCTTTCAAATGGTCGCTGTATCTCGCTACGTGTCATTCTTAGGAATGCAGAGGACCAGAAGAATATCGCCATCACTGGCTATGAGCTGGAAGTGGCGTTTCCTTACAAGCCGGGTCTTAAACGCTAATGGCTAAGTTTAGCGGATTCAGGACATTTAAGATCGGTAAAACGGTTGAAGATGTAATCCATTACCTTCTGAATGGACTTTCTTTATCGTTAAAAGAGCTTCAGGCGGGCCTGAGTAATCTGACGTTTGAAGATAACTTCAACGTGCAGGTTTTAGAGGTTGTTTTGCCGCCTGGAGTGACTACTGGATATAGTCACAACCTAGGCGTTATTCCATCTAAGCGATTGATCGTTAAAGCTGATGGATACACAATAGATGACAGCGCAACCCCTTGGACTAGCACTGCTGTTTACTTCAGGAACTCGGGTCTAAGCACGGTAACCGCGACGATTATTTTGATGAGGTGATTTATGTCTTTTGCCCCTGAAAACGTAAGAAAGAAAAACAGGCAACAGAATCCTGCTGATTTAAACGGGGATGGAATTGTTAACAACACTGAGTGGGGACAATACTCGGTTCAGCAGAAAAGACAGGTTAAAGCTGACAAAGAAGCTCAAGACGCCGCTGCAGCAAAATCTGCTAGCGATGCTGAATTAGCTCAAAAGTCTGAGGAGATCAGAAAACGCTTTGCTGGAATGACTCCTCAGCAGATTGAGTCTGTTGCCGGAACTGGTCCTAAAGAAATGCAAGATATCTTGGCTCAGCGTAAAGCGGGGCTAGCTGGCTTCAATGCGCCTCAACTGGCTGCAATGCAGGCTCAGATGGCGGGCGGTCAGCAAGCCGCTGAACAACAGCGCAACAGGGCGCTTCAGGCTGCTTTGGCTAGACAGGGAGTCCGTGGGGGGGCTGCTGCATCCCTTCAAGCTCAGGCAGGACAGATGGCAGCTAGAGAGAAAGCTGCAGCAGATACTCAGCTTATGCTTCAGCAGGCCGCTCAACAGGAGAAGGCTCTCGGGGCTTATGAGCAGGGAGTCTCTGGAGCGCTCAGCGCTGAACAGGCCCGTCAATTCCAAGGCCTTGCAGCTCAGCTCGCAGCCGAACAACAGATTGCAGCTCTTGAAGCCGCTGGAATGCAGAAAGAGGCCACTGAGAGCTACGGGACAAGCATGGAAAAAGCATCCAGCAAAGGAAAAATCATCTGCACTGAGCTTCATGCTCAAGGCCTGATGGATACGGAAGTATTTGAAGCTGACCAAGCTTTCGGTGTTGAACTGATGAAAGCAGACCCTGAAGTGATGATCGGTTATCACGCATGGGCTACCGGAGCGGTTGAGCTGATGCAGCGCTCTCGGTTCTGGACCTTTGTCGCTTATTTGATCGCTACTCCTTGGTCTAAGCAAATGGCTTATCAGATGGGTGTGGCTAAAAGACCTAACCTGATCGGATGGGTTATCATGAAAGCAGGAATGCCACTTTGCAGAATGATCGGGCGATCTATTGCAAAACGGGGGCTTGCAAATGGTTGACGTTCTATCCGCACTTCAAAGCGCTGGAATCAAGGGAAAGGCTCTGGAAAAGGGGCAGACGATCCTGGCTGATGCTGAAGCTGGCAAAGCGCCGGATGATAAGACCTTTTCTGGAGCCGAAAAGATTGTTTCAAAATTTGAGACTAAGCTTAACCAGAAGCCAGAATATCAGCAGGCATCGGCTCCTGAGAAAGCTGCACTGGTTCAAGAGGAGCTTCAGTCTACCTCTAAAGAGAGCATGTCGAATAAAGAGCTAGTAGCTAGGCTCTTAATTGGATTCGTTCCTCAGATGTTAGGGGCTGCTATCGGCGCTAGCACTGGGATGGGCGCTGCTGCTGGCGGTGTGGCTGGTGGAGAAGCGGCCACTGCAGGACTGAAGCAGCTTGATGAGCTGAAGAAGCGCCAAGAGGAAAAGGAAGAGAAGCTTGCAAAGTCTGATCTTGAGAAGCTGAAACTTATTCAAGAGAAGGTCAAAGGCGCTGCAGAAGAGCGCAGAAAAGAGCAAGAGCTTCTACTTCGGGGCCGTGAAGTAGCGGCTAAAGAGCGTGAAGCGGGTAAGAAAGGTGCTGAAGTGGCGGCTGGATCAAAGCTGACCGCTGAGCAGACTGCACTGCTCTCTGGGATTGATACGTCTGAACAGCAACTCTCCAAGATTGAAAAGATTATTGATGAATCATCGCCTACTATGGGGCCTGTCTCTGGACGGCTTGCATCGCTTAGCCCGTACGCTACAGAAACCAAGGCTTTTGATGCGCAAATGAAACTTGCTGCTCAAAAGATCGGCGTTTCACTTGAGCGCGGTAAGCTTACTGATGCTGATATTGACCGTTACCGTCAGATGCTTCCTAACATTACAGATACCCCTGATGTAGCCAAAGGAAAGATCGCGATCGTCAGACAGCTTCTGGCCGATGAGAAAGACGCTCAAATTGAGACTCTCGGAAAGAGCGGATATAATGTTTCCAAGTTTAAAAGTGCTCCAGCTAACTTCTCGGGAGTAATTCCAGCGAATAGACAAGAGAAGATGACTCTTCCTGGACAAATGAAAGAAGCTGTAGCAGCCGACCAGCCCCCACAGACTGTGATTCAAAACGGGCATACTTACACCTGGAATCCTGCTACTAAGAGGTATGAATAATGGCTAAGCCTGTTTTTGATCCAAATATGCCTTTTGAAGAAGTCAAAGCTAAGCCAGCTTTTGACCCCTCTCAACCCTTTGAAGTAGCAGCTGTAGAAAAAGGGCCATCACTGGCAGAAAAGATCGAGACGGGCGGACGCTCTGCAGTTGAGGGGATTACCGGAGGCTTGTCAGAGCCAGTCTTCAGCGGGATTAACGCTGTAGTCGGTAACCTTATTGACGCTGGTTTTGACGCTGAAAGCATCGGTGAGTTTGCAAAGCAGGCCGTCAGTAAAGAAGCGATTAAGCAGGAATATGAAAAGGATATTTCTCGAAGAAGACGCCTTGAAGCTGAGCTTCCAGAAGTAGCGCTTCCCGCTGAAATTGGGGGGGCTGTTCTTGGGGGTCTCGCCTCTGGCGGATTGGCTGCTGCTGGTAAACTCGGCACGGCTGGCAAAGTTTTGACGGCGGCTCCTAGAGCGGTTGAAGCTGTTGCTGGAGCTGCTGCAGCTAAGGTTCCTACTGCTATCGGTCAGGCCATTGCTCGCGGAGCTATCTCTGCTGGTGGAGCTGAAGCTGTTAAGGGGGCTGCTCAGGTCCCTACGGGTGTTATGACTCCTGAAGAGTTAAACATTGCTGGCGCTGCAAAGTTCGGGGGCTTGTTAGGCGGAGGCGCTCAGGCGCTGGTTAGTGGCATTAAAGCTGCTCCAGGCGGTGCCAAAAAAGTTCTCTCTGCTTTGGGTGGAGTGAACGAAGGCGCTATTGAGAAATACCTAAAAGACCCTCAAGCCCTGATAAGAGCCAAGTCTCCAGAGGCTATTAAGGACATTATTGACTCTCAGGTAGATGAGCTGACTAAGGCGGTAGAAGCCGGAGAAGTCTCGGCTAAACAGGCTCAGACAGCACTTGATGCAGCAAAGACTGCTCTTAAAGAAGAAGTATCCAAGCGTTCTGATGAGTTCAACACGGCTAAGTTTAACGTTCGAGAAACGCTGGCTAAGGCTCAAACTAAGTTCAATGAAGCTGTAAAGTTTTCTAAACAATCTACTGAAGCCGCAATGACTGGCGGTAAAGCTGCTTTGCGGGATGACGCTGTTCAAGCGGTTACGGACCTGAAAGAGAAGGTAGTTCAAGGCTCTAAGAAGAGTTATGAAATACTGCTCAAGTCTGGAAAAACAGTTCAGGCAAAGCCCGCGATTGCTGCTGCAAAAGAGGCCTTAAATGAGCTTAAAGTTCAGGGAAAAGCCCCTAAAGCCGGAGCCTCTGCTGCTGCTTACACCAAAATTCAAAGCTATATTGATGACCTGAAGCAGTACAAAGGCCCGCTCAGTGCCTCTGATGCTAAGAAGAAGATTCAGCAGCTCGATCAAGACTGGAGAGCGGCTACTGACGCTGGCGAATTCACCGATTCTGAGCAGCGTGCGCTTCGGTCTATCCGTAGAGCCTTCGATGAGCAGCTCAAAAGCATCCCTGAATATGCGGCTGTCATGGATGAGGTCGCTACCGATACAGACCTTTTAGGGAGAGCTAATAAGCTTTTCGGGAACGTGGAAAGGGCAGCGCCTAAGATTGCTAGGATTGATCTTCCAGCAAGAGACTTGGATCGTGCAGTGCTTTTGGAACTTGGAACCCGTGTGGGAAGGCCTTTTGAAAAACAAGTCCAGACTATTCAAGCTGGCTCTAAAATGGCTTTGCCTGGAGCTGCAGAAGCAGCCTTAGCAATGGGTCCAGAGGCAGAAGCACTGAGAAAGGCTGAGATGCAAATGGCCAGAATGAAGCGTCCGGGCGCTCTCCAGCAGGCTTTGGGTAAAGTAGAAACAGGTAGCCCTGAAGCTATGGCGGTTATGAAAGCTCAGCAAAAAGTAGCTCAGACTCAGCAAATAGTTCAGGCGGCGCAGCAGAAGATTAAAGACGTCGGGCCATTTGCGAGACCACTTAGCAACATTAGTGCAATTCGCACGGCTGTAAGCGGTAAGAATCCTGAGTACATGAAGTTCCTGCAAAATATGACTAAGCTCAGCGGCGAAGACTTCGTTCAGATGATTAGCGATCTCAAGCTTGCTCAAGAGTTCCAAAAAGAGTTTCGCATTGGCTCAAGAAACGTGAACCTTTGGGGTCTCGGAGCTGGAGCGGCGGTTTATGCCCTGACTGGCGATCCTACTTCATCTTTGGTCATTGCAGGTCTTGGCGGTGGGTTCGGGGGTATGGTTGACCGCTTTGGCCCTGCCATGACTCAAAAGATTCTGGATGGTTACTTGAAGGTTCAAGGAATGCCTACAGTTCAGAAACTTGAGGCAGCCTTTGCTGGAATGCCAGTTGAAATCATTAACCAAATGAAGAACGACTTCATCAGGACGATTCCTGCTGTTTCCAATGAGCAGATCGTTATCCAGCCGGATCAGGTAGAGTCCGTTAAACAAGACGTGATGGATAGCTCCTTAAGCAGCCTTAAGAAGGCTAAAATGATGAAGGCTATCCAGAGTAACAAGCCGGTTGAGTCTGGAGACTTAGCTGCTGTTATGCTTGGTCAAAAGCCAAAGGCTCCAATGCTTTTTGAAACGCCTAAGAAGGATGATCTTAAAGTTGATCGTCCAGACGTTCTAAAAGCGTTAGAAACTAGAGGGAAGCAATGAACCAAAACGCATGGGTCATGAGGCTTCCTTGGCAGCTCATTGAAGACGTAGCAGACGCAGAGAATGTCCCTAAGAACCTACTCGCTGCAATCGTGCAAACTGAAAGCTCAAACAATAAATGGGCTGTTCGTTTTGAGGCTCACTATAAATGGCTCTTTAAAACTAAAGATCATGCAAAAGACAATGGAGTGACCGAAGCTACCGAGACCGTGTTGCAGATGACTAGCTACGGGCTTTGTCAGATTATGGGCGCGGTAGCTCGCGAGCTTGGCCTTAAAGGGCCAATGTTTCAGCTTTTAGATGAGAAAACGAACCTTGAGTATTGTGCCAAACTACTGAAGCGCCTTGCTTCAAAGCATAAAGAGCGCGACGATATTATAGCATCATACAATGCCGGAAGCCCGATTAAGGGGCTGAATGGTGCGTATAAGAATCAGGCTTATGTGGATAAAGTGAATCTTTACCTATCGGCTATTGATCTTGCTCAGAGGGGGAAGGCTTAATGGAAAAAGTTATCGAAGTAGTGAAGATGATTATTGAAAAAGGCCCTGAGATTATCTCTGCAGTGGTCGCCTTGCTCTCTGGCCTGACGGCTGTAGCGCTCCTGATTCCTGGTGAGCAGCCAGAAAAAGCGCTTCAAGGTGTGGTTGAATTCTTGAAAAAGTTTTCAAAGAAGTAAACCATGCAATTCTTCACGGGCCTGCTAGCCCTTCTCAAAGCTATCCCCGCGATGGTCAGCCTCATGACCGAGATAGCATCATGGATGAAATCTACTTTTGGCGATGATCCAGCCACCTTCCTACTGGATGCAGCCGAAACATTCAAGAAGGCCCGTGAAGCCAAAACACCAACGGAGCGCAGAGATGCCGCTGTGCAAATATCTCAGCTTATTCGTCGTCTGTAGCCTAGTAGTTAGCGGCTGCAAGAAGGACGGACCAGAAGTAACGGTCTGCTTTCTTGACGTGAATGCTCAGACTTTGGAGTGTGGGCGTGCAGATGGAAGCAAGTTCAGTCTTCCGTTTTCTGATATCCCGCCTGAAACTAATTATGCATGTCTAACTGTTGACGACTGGCAGGCTCTGGTAACGTATGTAAAGGAGCGGTGCCACAAATGAATGATGAATTCATAAAGCTACTAGGACCATGGCTTGGTGGAATTAGTGCTTTGATCGCTTCTGCTATGGCATTAGTCTCATGGAGTTATGAAACCTTTGAAACAAAGGAAATCAGCCGTGAGCGCCAGACTCAAATCGAAAGACGCCTTGAGCGCATCGAAAACAAAATTGACTCCATCAGAACGCGAAATTGAGCGTTCTATCTTGGCCTGGCTGAACTACCAGCCGAAGTGCAAGGCTTGGAAGAATAAGTCGATGGGGACTTATGATCCAGTCAGGAAAACCTTCCGTAGATCAAATGACCGTTTCTCCCAGAAGGGTACTTCGGACATTTTAGGCATCTGGTCTGGGAAGATGCTTTGCATTGAAGTGAAAAGCGCCAAGGGACGGCTTAGCCCAGAGCAGACTCAGTTCCTGACGGAGATGAGTAAGCTTGGAGCCATTTGCCTAGTCGCTAGAAGTCTTGATGACGTGATAGCTGCTTTCGACGTTTTAACCGGCACTGAGAACAGTGGTCAGACCGATCTTTGCTAAACTTGAACTCTTTACCGCACTTCTTACAGGTTGAGGTTCTGCAGGGAATGCAAAGCCCCATAGAGTTTAGGTTTACAACCTTCTCACAACCTAGACAGATCATTTCACTGGCAGTCATTTTTGAGGCTTCCGCTTTTCCTTCCATTTGCGCTGAGCTTCTTTCTTAGTAGCAAGCGCAATAGCGATAGCCTGCTTTTGAGGCCTCCCAGACTTAACCAGCTCTGAGATGTTTTCAGATACGGCTTCTTTAGACTTAGACTTGATAAGTGGCATGATTCCCCCCGGAATGATTAAGAATTATCGATTAGTTTTTTAAGCCGTTCAACCTTGAAGTCAATTCGTTCTGCAACGGCTCCATACCCAAACATACAGGCTAGCTGATGCGTCATAATAGCTACGTCTGCGATCTCATCCACGATAGGCTCAGGACTGAGATACCTAGCAGGCTCATGGTTATAGCGAGCTAGAATAAGCTGCAGCTCTGCTAACTCTTCAATAGCCTTCGATAGCTGGCTTTGATGTCCGAAATAAAGAGGCGCTGTGCGCAGTACCTCATGATGTTTATCTGTCATTCACAAACCCCCCATGTACTCATGCAGCTAGGTACGTCTTTAGCATCAGGAGCAAACAGATCCTGCTGCTTTCCGCCCCTTGTAGTCTTTGACCATTCTTTTACGTCGTCTATAGTCGGGATAAAAACCCCTGGGACAAGACCAGCAGGAAACCAAGATCGCCCTACTGCTACCTCATATTCTTTAAGTCGATCCCATGCCCAGTCAGGCATCGCGGCTAGTTCTGATTTTTTTGCATGAATGCATGGATAACAACCCACCCGAGACGCTCCACCTTCAAGGTACAATGGATTAGGAGGTACGTTATTTTCCTTTAAAAGATCCCACACTTGAGACTCGTCCCATTTCAATAAGGGCCTGTAAAACTCACAGTCATAAAAGTCTGAGTATTCATGCTCAGGCATTGCTGCTCTTCGCTTACTTTCTTGGGCACGAATACCAACATACATCTCAACAATGTCAGAATCAGAACGTATGGATTCTAACCAAGATTTAATCGGAAGCATCTTAAGATGCTCAGTACAAAACTGAGCCTGAGACGACGGCGCTCGACCTTTCCAGACGATAAGGTCCTGGAATGGTTTTCCGCTGACAGGACGACCCTGCTTTGTAAGTCTTTCGGAAAAGTCAGCCTTTGCCCACTCTACAGCAGGTCCTTTTGCAAACTCATGCAGGTTTCTGATGTAATTATAGGTGACTGGATGCTCATGACCGGTATCAGCAAACACAGCTCTAAAACCATCTTTTCCCCATTGTTTTAGCGCCCAAAGGTACAAGGCGGTGCTATCTTTACCTCCGCTGATGGATATTACCTTAATCGTCACAACGATTAGCTCCTCTTACAAAGATGAAACAGACTATGGTCCCCAAAACCCATAGCCATCCCATCATGCGTCTAACCTAGGCGCCTGGTCGCCCAGACGGTGTAATGGCTTACAGTATTCCCGCTCAGGATTATAGAGCAGCGTTATCTCTTGAGTAAGCGAGGCTGTTACCGACTGTCCAGGGTAGCAGGTTTCCATCGCAGCTTGCTTTAAGCGATGCCCTAGCTCGATGAGCTTATCAGGATCGCACTCAATAAAACGGGTTACATTCGTGGCTTGAGTTTCTATTGTTTTATCCATTATTCCTTCCCCTCCAGTGCGGCACGGGCGATCATTTTGAGTTCCAACGCCATATCGTTCGGACCCATGAAGTCAGGCAAAGACAGGTCGCTCATTTTTTCTTCACCAGTTTACCAACGGGTAGTCCTGCTTCCTTAACTACTCCCTTTGCTTTACGTTCTTTAATGGAATTATACGCCTCAAGGCTGGTTATGCGCATAACTATTCATCCCTTCGCTCAAAGGTGATGTAGCGATCCCATTCCATAGCTCGCTCTTCAGCATCCCACTCTTCACCGCTCATGTCCTTGCGGCGCTTCTTCTCGCGTCTGGTCTTGTCCCGATCGTCAAGGACCTTTCCAGAGCCTTTGCACCTGTTGCAGTATCTGTTCTCTGGAGGCAGCGGCCTCTTGGCTTTCTGGTCGATAATCGCCTTCCGAAAGGCAGCCATCACTGCGCAGTTCGGGCATTGCATTAGTTTGGTCATGTTTACATTCCACACACTGGATTAAACGAAATAGAACTGGGTCCCTCATAGACCCATTCCCCCCACACTTTTGACAACTAGAGCACTGCATCTTCTATGGCCAACATTGCATTTTGAAACGATATGGCAGTGCTAACTTGAGCAAGATCCCATACCTGTTTAGTTGTCAGGTCTTTAGATGCTGAAACGCCAAAGGCCGCTTGGCAATAGGAGACCAGCTCATCTCTACTCCAAGGACTCTTGGTTAAAGCCTTAAACGCTTGGTCTCTGTCGTCTTCGGAGCTGGCAGGATCGGAAGAAACAGGAATAGCAGGAGCAGCCAGTTTAGGTTCGACATTCTTTACCTCAGCCTTCACTTCCTGAGCCACTGGCTTTGAGTCAAAGTCTTGGAGTTCCTCTGGAGTATAAACGCCGACAGATACTCCAGGGTAAACCGTCCGAATGCCTTCTGAGATGACCCGAGCGCGTAACATTGCTCTAGGATACTGCTTCCAGACGTCTTTTCCAGTGAGTCCTGCTGCTTTGGCTTGAGCGATGGTCCATGCAACCGTCGCAGAGCCTCCTGCTGGGTGAGAGAATGTCCCTGAAACAATGGCGTCCGAATAATCATTCCAATGAACCTTCCCTCCCGCCTGTTGGAAGCGGGCTAGCATGGCATCAGCCTTGAGAGCTGGTTTTCCATTGATTACATGGAAATCGCGGACCGCAATAACTGGATGCAAGCCTTCAGCCTCGCACAAAGCCATCAAAACGAGAGCCTGTTCCGGCGTCTTCATTCCAAAAAGATTAGACTTTGCTATCGCTGCTGCTAACTTTTCCTTCTCGGAGAAACTTAATCCTGGTGTGATAACGTTCCCTTGTCGCTTTGTTACAGATTGCACATATTCGCCGGCCATATGTATTAACTCCTGAATAGTTATGCCCTTTAGGACAAGCGGTTTTTGCCCATTGAGGGCTGTGATTTCGTCCTTTTCGAACCATGTCTTGGCTGTTTTCTTTTTTGGTACCGAGAAAAAGATGCTCCGGATTTACGCAGATCCTGACATCGCATTTATGAAGTACACATAGTCCACTAGGGATGGGGCCATTAAACGCCATGAATGACAGCCTGTGAGCTGTGTAGTCTTTTTTATGGCCTATTCTAATTTTCCCGTAACCAGAATTTCCAGTTCCCCCCTCCCATAACCAGCATCCAGTGTTTGGCTCTGGGGCACTTCGCTCTAAAACACGATTGGCCATATATTCGGGCGTCAATTCTACAGCCATACGGCTACTTGGTTTTTCGGGTCCATTTACCCTTCTCCTTTACGAGTTCAGCAATGAACTGAGTAACTAGGTTCCTGACGGTCTTACTCAGGTTAGGATGATAGCTTTTTAAAGCATTGTACTCTGGCTCTGGAATACGGAAGGCAATGATCTTGTCTTTGACCTTACGTTCCTCAAGTTGCTCTAGGTCGATTTCAAGTTTCATAAATGCCTCAAAATGGAATGTCTTCTTCTCGCCAGTCACGGGCTGGCTGAGTCAGGGTCTTCTTGATGGATGCAACATGTGTCTGAGCCTCTTCAAAGGAGACGGGCTTTACAGCTTCTAGCTGCTCTTCCTTTGGCTCAAGGAAGGCTTTGGTGAGCCATGCCTTGTCCGATGATGCCCAAATGAACCTAGGCCCCTTGGGAGGCTCATAATCGAAGGCAGCAAAAAGAAGGGGCCTATCTAGGTTCTTCTGAATGCTTCCCATCTGCTTATGACTCATCCAAAAGGTCTGGGTAAACTCAGCTCCATCTAGGCTAATCTGAGCGATCCACTTGCCTTCATACTTAGACGACGGCTCTAAACTATCGACTCGAATGCGGTGTATTTGTTTTGACATGTGTAACGATCCTGTAGACCGGCTGTTACACAAGATCAATAAAAAAAGAGGCTAAACGTACCGCAGAGAACGCCTAGCCTCTATCAGTCTAATGACTGAGCTAATCGACTTAAAAGCTTACTGATCCTTGCAAGCTTCTTTGTAGATCGGCTCATCCTTTTTAGCAGTCCCGCCTTTTGAGTCAAGGGGAGCGCCTTTACGAGCAGCCGTTCCAGCCTGCCCTGCTTTTTCCGAGTAAGCGGAAGCATCTTTCGATCCACCGCTTTTGAGTTTAGGTTCTTTGATTGAATAACCGTCTGACATAATTGGAGTCCTCCGAAGTTAAAGATAACAAATTGCTGTCTATAGGCAATAGTAGCCAATTCCCCTACCTACCACGAATGATAGCTAGCAAGCGTTAAAGGCTATGTGCGTCTGTCAGTTCACTGCCCGTCCAGGGGGCTAACTCAAAGCTCGACTTCTCAAGCTCTCAGGTATTCCCCTGTCACTGTCTAACGGTATGGCTAATCCCGTACGATAGGTGTTTTCAGCTTACTTACAGTTCGTTCTTTACTACCGGATCAATATCTAAACCCGCTGTACCTATATCCCCTGCCCGCAATTATTGGCATCCTACCGTTAACGAGCGGCACTTCAGACGGAGAGGCCTAATGACCGAATCTGTCCATCTTGGCTTGGCGGTTTAAACTAATCCTGCTGGTATTCTGTGTTGGTCCCAGCGTTGACCGCCAAAGGAGTAACCTTCGGGTAATCACTTAGACCGTTTATCGAGGGGGCCTAAAATTCTCGGCTGAAAATCTAAGATTGACTCAATCGCCAAGAGCAGGCAGAAAGGATTCATCTTAGATTTGTCGCAAAATCTTAATAGCCCTGGCTCTACTGAAAAGTAAAGCCGGGGTTTTTTATTTGCTGCCTAAACTTTAGACGCTACTCAATCTCTAAGGTCTCAAGCTTCTTTAAGCCCCAATCTACAGCCCTGGCCTTGAAACAGTCCCGACAAAGGTACTCTCTACGGGTCAATTCGTTTAGTTGACGGGTCATTTCAATGAAGGCCAACTTCTTACATTTAAGCTGGTAGCAGCGTCTAGGGGACTCAAATACCTCAATCCGCCAGCCCCTACCCACCGTGTCGATGTAATAACTGTATTGAGTTTCGTTAACAGTGTTGGTAGTATTCTTGAGCATGAGTTACTTTCTGAAGAAAAATGAACAGACCTGCCATGCAGAAATTAAGGCAGCATCCGACTATGTTAGTCAAATATTTAGTGCGCCTATCAACCTCCATAGACTCCAGGCTCAGGTTGAGAAGCTCATCGAAACCAAGATTGACGATTACTACCATCAGCGTTTCAAGGACTGGACCGTAGCCGATCTCCTTTTGCTGGCTCAGACGATCGGGACTCAGATCGAGGAAGATGGCCCGAAAGCTGATAAAAGAAGTCGGAAAACTAAAGTAGCCGGAGAGACATAATTAGTCAGGTATTATGGCGAAACTAGGCGGAAGAACTAAAGGTACACCTAATAAAAACGTCTTACCCCTTCAGGAGAAGGCGAAGGAACTCGGATGCGATCCATTTGAGATTCTCTGTCGCTTTGCTCTCGGAGACTGGGAAGGTCTTGGCTACGATAAGGGCATTACCTATCAGAGCACTAACAAAGGCGATCTTATCGAGCGCCACATTATCCCTCCAGAGCTTCGCTCCAAGGCTGCTGCTGAGGCTGCTCAGTACCTTTACCCTAAACGTAAGGCGATCGAGCACAGTGGGGAAGTCACTCAGGTTGTAGAAGAGAAGCTGACCACTCAGCAAATCGAGACTATCTTGAGAGCTGATCCATTCTTGGAGCTGAAGAAAATTAAAGAAGCCTGATGACCTTTCACCCTGAGATTGAGCGCATAGCCCGTGGAATGAAGGAGCTGCACTCTCGATGGCAGCCCCATGATGCTCAGATTCAGATCGGTAAGGCGCTTATCGCTGACCGCTGTAAAGACGTCTTCGCTCAGTGTGGCCGGAACTTCGGAAAGACTGAGCTTGTCGCTTATCTCCTTTGGCGGTGGGCTTGGACGTTCCCTGGTAGCGAGAACTACTACTTCAGCCCGTTCATGAAGCAGTCCAGGGAGATTCTTTGGGCATCCCGACGCGTTCAGACCCTCGGTCCAGAGGACTGGATTGAGAAGGTCAATGAGCAGGAGATGCGTATCTATTTCAAGAACGGGAGCTTCATTAAACTAGATGGCTCAGACAATGTGGAAGCCTACCGGGGAGTGAAACCTAAAGGGCTAACCATCTTCGATGAGTTCAAAGATTTCAGAGAGGAGTTCTTTGAAGCCTATGACCCCAACCGAGCTGCATTCGATACTCCGCTTTTTATCATCGGTACCCCTCCAGAGTTCGAGGGACAGTTTAACCGTATCGCTACTTCATGGGCGTCAGACCCATCCAAGAGATTTTTCGAGTTCTCTACAAGCTCAAATCCCCATATCCAAAAAGACTGGCTCAAGAAAAAGCAGGCGGAACTTTACGCTAGGGGCGAAGGCGACAAGTGGGAACGGGAATATCAAGCCAAGTTCGTCAGGGGCGGATCAAAGCGCATCTTCCCGATGCTCAAGGACGCCATGATTAAGAGCCACGCCGCTCTCATGAGTGAGATTGCCAAGGATAGACGTAAACTTGAATGGTTCTGTTGGGCTGATCCAGCTGGAGCCTCGACCTTCGCCGTGCTGTTCGCCGCTATCAATCCATACACAAGGCACGTTTACTTCTTGGATGAGATTTATGAGCAGCGTCAGGAAGAAATGACCGTTCAAAAGATCGGCGCTCGAATCATGCGCATGACTAAAGAGCTTTATCCTGGTGAGTGGCGCTTTGGTTATGATGAAGCTGAGGCATGGTTTCGTAATGAGATGCTAGAGCATTTCGACCTTTCGTTTGAGCCTACACAGAAAGCCAAGAACGATAAGACTAGCGGTTTATCTTTGCTCAAGGATATCATGCTGGAAAATAAGCTGACCGTTTCGAGCAGATGTCAAAAGCTGTTCTGGGAGTTAGACAATTACCGTAAAGATGATGAAGGCCGTATCGTTAAAAAGAATGACCACCTTATTGATGACGCGCGTTACATATTGTCTGCAGCTCATTACTCTCTGAATGAAACGGTAGAGAGCACTAAAGAAAAAGACCCGATGTTTAGGGGTGCAAGGATTGAAGATGATTTCCACGGCTTTAATGAAGTTGGGGAAGCTCAAGATGAATGGGGAGGTTCTGAATGGTAATGCTAACAGGTGCTGTAATGGCTATCGCTATCGTGCAAATTGCTTGTGTGTTGGGCATTTTCTGGGGCCTAGTCGAGCTAAGGGCTATGCAAAAAAGCACTCATTCCGTACAGTTAGTTCCAGCCGACCAGAGCTTCCAGCGCATGACCGATGAAGTGAAGGACGCGCTTGGAAAAGAACTTTTCGATAACGTGGGATAACGGGGGCATCTAAATGGATCAGTTCTACAGCTTTGACGAAATGAATCAGCAGTACACCAAGCCTGCTCGCCCTATCTATGAACTTGATCTTGATGACCCAAAGAATGAAGAAGCTATCCTTCAGTGGCTGAAAGGCGAAAAGGACTATCTCCAAGAAGATGCACGTGACCGTATCCGGGTCATGCGTCGCAACCTCGCTCTCTACAAAGGTATTCAATACCAGGAGCTTGAGACCCGTATTGATGCACGCGATCGGGCTGCTGACCGCTCTCAGTTTCTTCGGAAGATCGTCGCTAACCATCTCTATGACCTGACTAAGAACCGTGCTTCACGCCTGGTTAAGTTTAGGCCTGCAGTGGCTATCATGCCTACTAACGATGAGCTGGAAGACAAGCTCGCTGCTAAGTCCTGTAAGATGCTGCTCGACCATATCTGGTATGAGAATGACTTTGAAGGGGTCATGCAAACTCAGCTTGCTACCTACGCTCAGATCATGGGCGAGGTTTATTGTTTTATTGTCTGGGATGAAGACAAGGGTGATTTGTCTCCTGCGTATGTAGAAGCTAAGAAGCGGTCTAAAGAAGGCCGTATTCCTATGCTGGATGAGAACGGACAGCAGGTTCAGGACCCAAACGGTAACCCTATCTTCGTCGATAAGGCTGTCCGTATTGGCGATGTGGAATACAAGATAGTTCTCCCTATGGATGTCCTCCTTCAGAAGAAGAAGAAATGGGAAGACGTAGATTACTGCTTCCAGGTGGACGTGATTTCTACCGATGCCCTGAGAGCTAAGTATCCAGACCTAGCCGCTAAGATTAAAGATCAAGACGTTCAAGTCTACAACTACGAGAAGATGCAGCTTGAGAGCACTAAGCGGGAAGCCTTGGTCTATACGTTCTGGCATCGCCGCTCGACTCAGATGGATAAGGGCCGGAAGATCGTATTCACTGGCGAAACGATCCTTGAGAATACTGAGTATCCGTTCTCTCATTCGCAGCTTCCATGTATCCGCTTCACGGACCAAGACCTACCTGGTGAGCTTCATGGAATGTCGTTCTATGAGCAGATCAAGGGGTTGACCGGGACCTATAACAACCTGACAAACATGCTCATCCGCAATATCGTCATGGTGTCTCATCCTAAATGGATGGTCCCTGCTGGTTCCGTTGCTCTCGATCGCCTTGGAAATGACATCACGATTGTTCAATACAAAGGCCCTCAGCCTCCAGTCTTAGCTACTGCTCAGAGCGTTCCTGCTGACGTCTTTTCGTTCCGCGATAAGCTGAAAGAGGAGTTCCAGCAGATCAGCGGCGTCTTTGGCGTGTCCCGTGGTGAGCCGCCTCCAGGTATTAAAGCAGGCGTAGCCCTTCAGTTCCTGTCTGAACAGGAGTCTGAGCGTTACAATGAGTTAGTTCTTAAATGGAATGAAATGGTTAGGCAGATAGCTGAAATGACCATAGCCGTGGCTGGAGACTATTACGATCAGTCTGATAGGCGCATGGTCCGTATCCTTGGGAAGAATAATGAGTACATGACTGAGTTCTTTAAGGTCAGCGCTCTTGAGAAGGATTACGATATTCGCGTTCAGAATAGTTCAGCCCTGCCAAAAAGCGTTGCAGCCCGTACTCAGACCCTTCTTGACCTGTCTGAGCGGTTCCCTGACCAGTTCACTGGTGAGCAGGTTATCGAGATGCTCGACCTTGCTCAGAGCGATAAGTTCACCGATGCGGCGACCGTATCTGTCCGTACCGCTGAGGCTGAGAACGAGAAGCTCTATGAGGTTGAAGAGCCAGAAGACATGGCTCCGGCTGAGTTTGAGAACCATATCCTGCACTGGAAGATTCATACCCGTCAAATGCAGGAATTCCGCTTCAAGTATAAAACCAGTACAGCTATCCAAGAGCGCTTCAGAGATCACGTTACCGCTCATGAGATGCTGATGGTTGAGCAGGCTAAACGGTCTCCAGGATTCGCTGAACAGCTTGGACAGCTTCCTATGTTCCCAATGTTCTTCACTCCTCCTGCTCCTCCGGCAATGGCTCCAGAGATGCCTATGCCTGCAGAAGCGCAGCCAGTCTCGGAAGGTATGGCTTCAGTGCCCGGTCTTCCAGTAAACCCTATGGTCGGCGGGGAACCTCAACAGCCGACCCTTGAACCTCAACTCCCGATGGAAGCTCAGCAGGCTGGCGGCATGATGCCTCCTGTAGAGCCGACTAAGGGCATTTAAGACAAGGAACCTAAATGGAAACTAATGCCGCACCGTTTTCTGGAGATACCGCGCCTGCAGCGGAACCTATTGTTTTAGGAGGGGGGGAATCTCCTGCCTCTTGGGATGAACTAGAGTCCGTGTCCAGCAGGCCCAAACAAGAGCCTAAAGCTGAACCGAAAGAGTCAACTAAGAAGCCGAAAGAAGATAAGCCTGAAGAGAAAACTGAGAAAGCTGAAGCTCCAAAAGGAAAAGAGGCTAAGGGGGTTGAAAAGCCTGACAGCGCTGCCAAACTATATAAGTTGAAGAGTGGTGAGACAGAGTTCGACGTAGCTGCAGACGCTCTCGTCCCCGTCAAGATTGACGGTAAAGTCGTAGAAGTCCCGCTACAGGAGGCCCTTAATCGCTACTCGCAACAGAGCCATCTGGATAAGATTTACAAGACTTTCAAGACCGAAAAAGAAGGTTTTGAAAAAGAACGTAAGGGTATCTCAGAAGCTCTTAATAAATCCTATGACTACCTTGTGAACCAGAAAGACCTTCGGGGCTTCTTGGACTACCTCGGGGAAGCTATGGGCGTAGACAGTCAGACGCTCTATCAGGATGCGATTGGAAACATCCAAAAGCAGATTGAAGAGTATCAGACGATGAGTCCCGAAGAACGGAAGTTTCGGGAAGTAGAGGCTGAAAATGCTTACTACAAAAAGCGTATGGATACGCAAAAGCAGACTCAAGAGGCCGCTAAATCTAGGGTAGCCCTAGAAAGCAAGGTTCAAAGCGTGATGGAGAGTCACGGAATGGATCAGGCCGCGATGGTCAAAGCGTGGGATGATCTTACCAAAATGGGGCATAATGCTGACGAGATTACTCCGGAGTTTCTCGGCACCTATTACGCGAACACTAAGAAGATCGACTATATCGAGACCAAGCTACAGGAGCTTAATCCTGAATTGGCTTCCGATGCGAAAACTGTAGAGCAGTTGGCTACCTATGCAATCCAAACCGAAGCAAGCGAAGCGGAGATGGCAGAGGTAATCGCTCAACTCTACGGAGAAACTCCAGAACGGAAGCTGTCTAAAAAGATTGAGAAAAACATGAAGTCTAACAGACAAGGCGGAGCAAAGTCCGTTAAGAATGCTGGTTCTGATCCACTGTTTTTCGAGGACATTTAACTAAATAACTGGAGGGCCTATGGCTCAATTTAACCTGACCACTGCGTCGAACTTGTTCAAAATCAAGTACGGCAAACTTTCTGAAAACACATACAACTCTGCTAACGTGCTTCTGGGCCGCGTGAAGAAAGATTTCAACTTCACCGGTAAGCGCATGGATATCGCAGTTCCTACCTCTTTCGCTGGCGGCGTGGGTTCGGGATCACTCCCAACCCCTAACTATGCAGCAGTGCAAGATGCAGTCATCACTTCGAAGAAGATGTACTCGGTCATTCAAATTGACCGTGAAGCCATCAAAGCCTCGAGCCAGAACGAAGGCGCTTTCGTTGAACTGACGAAATACTCGGTTCAAAAAGGCGTTGAGTCCTGGATGCGCAACATGAGCCGCGCTCTGTTTAACGATGGATCAGGCGCTCTCGGAACCATCGCTGCTGGCGGTGTCTCTGGTTCCGGCCCTTGGGATGTCGTTATCTCTGACGCGACCTGGAAAGAAGCTAACTTCGAAGAAAAGGACTATGTGAACCTTGCTTCGTCTTCGGCTGTCTTTGAAATCACTGCAGTGGTTCCAGCTACCAAAACCGTCACCTTGACGGCTGTTTCTGGTTCTTACACCCCGCTTGCTGCTGATGTCATCTACATGCAGAATTCCAAGAACAACGACCCATCGGGTCTCAAGGGTGTTCTTGATGCAACCTCCGGCTCGCTCTACGGTATCACCGTGGGACGTCGATGGCAGGCAGGCGCTCAAGTAGCTGCTGGTGGATCAGGCCTCACGACTGACCTGATGAACCAGACGATGCTTGAGGTTCAACGCAAGAGCGGTAAGGTTCCTAACCTCATCCTCTGCTCGTTCACTCAGTACCGTAAGCTTCTCAACGTACTGGAAGACCAGAAGACCTACTTTGTCGAGCCTCGCTCGCCTGAGTTGGTTGGCAAAGTTTCCTTCCGTGGCGTGGAGTTCATGTCGTCCGCTGGTCCAGTGGCCGTTATTCCAGAGCGCTTCATTGAAGACGACCGTATGTATCTCTTGAATGACAACTACATTCAGATTCACCATCGTCCAGACTTCGGCTGGTTTGATGATGATGGTTCTGTCTTCCTTCGTACTGCTTCTTCGGATGCGTATGAGGCCAGATTTGGAGGCTATTTGGAAAGCTATATCATTCCAAGTTTCCAGGGCGTTATCACTGGATTGGCTACCTAATCTACTGGCAGTACTGGGGGGTCAGGGTTGTCCTGGCCTCCCTTTTTAACCCGAGTTTAACCGGAGGTTCTATGCTTCGTTCTATTAAGTCCCCTCAGCGTCTCCCTCGCCAACTTGCTTTCAAAATTGATGGCACTGGTACCGCTTCTATTTTGATCGGTTCCAAAGATGCTACCCTGACCGATAACGGGACTGGTGATTATACCGTCACTTTTGCAGAGCCTTTTGCTCGGCTTCCTGTAGTGGTCGGTAGCCCTATCACTGCTGGATCAATGGTAGAAATTGCCGTTGCCTCCGCTACCGCTGTTCAGGTGCTTTGCAAAAAGCGCTCAGATGGCACCGCTGTAGACACTGATTTTCATCTGATCGTTCAAGGCTTTGACGCTTCAGACGAATACTAAGGCTGGTCAGGCCCGGTAGCTCAGAGGTAGAGTAACTTCAAGCGCGGCAATTGAAGCTTGTCATGGGTTCGAATCCCATCCGGGCCGCCTAATAGGGGGGAATAATGACAATTCAACAGAACTTTCAGCAACGGCCAAAAACCTTAAAAGAGTTCACGGCTATAGGTGTACTCGTAACCGCTGTCCCTACGACAATGTGCAATAAGTTGCGCGTTGTGGTTGAGAACGTAGGCGGAGGAAATACCATTGTGGTTAAAGGGAAGCTCTTCCCTCAGACCTCATGGCAGACCTTGGCTACCATTAACGGAGCTACTACTGGAACTACGGTAGATATTAGCGTGGTAGATGAGTATCAGATTGAATGCTCAGCTTATGCAGCCTCTGGAGGGACTCCTAAGGTTATTGCATCAGCTTTTTTTAACCAAGCCAGCGGTGGAGGCGGGTCCATCACTGGCGCGAGTAATGTAGGAACCGCAGGAGTAGGCGTTTTTGACGCGGAAAGCGGTGGAGTTCTTAACTTTAGAAACATTAACGCAGGTTCAGCTCGAATCTCTGTTTCTTTAGATGGCGCAAACAAAGAAGTCGATATTGACGCAGTAGAAGCTCAAATTGACGTTCGGAATCTTAAAAACGTCAGTCCGGGCGGCAACGGGACCTTTGCTGCATGGTCTGACTCAGGCGTCTTAAACTCTGCTCCGGGCTGGTCTTTTGATGATACCGGCGCTCTGAGAGTGGGCGCTCAAGATAGCCTAACGATTCCAGCGGGCGTGACCGACTATCTGACAATGACTGTATCTCCTACGGTCGGAAGCGCAGGACTTGCAAATCTAACGGGGCTTCAAATTAATCCCGCAATCAACCAGAACATTACGCAGTTTGCTGGCTTTCAGATTTATGGCTATGGCACCGATTCGCCAACAACAAGCACAAGTTTTCTATCAAATCCGAATTGGGCAGGTACCACCACGACGTTAAATCATTTTGTTGCAGGCGGAACGGCGACAACGACAGACGCAAAAGGTTATTCATTCAACCCGAACGCCACAGCAGCGAGTGTTAAAGCGTTCTCAGCTACTCCACAGGGAAGCGTGTCCGGACAGGTAGTGGGACTTGAGATTATTCCGACAACCACTTCAGCATCAATTAAGGGTGTATCTGTCGACCTGACAGGAGCATTATCAACGGACCGTCCAGCTGGAATTGATGTGAATGGTGGCAGCTTATTATCAACATTTGAATTCACAACTACCTCAAGCGTTCCTACCCTAGTCGATTCTGGAAACATTATTCGGCCAACATTCAAAGTCGCTTCTGGATCTCCGATTACTGACACTGATGTAATCATGTCTAATCTGTCAGGGTTCATGGATATCCGAGACGATATGACCTATTCGGCTCTTGAGCTTGGAGCCGTATCTGTAGGGTTTGTATCTCAAGTTGCAGTCCAATCGGGAAAAACTCTTTCAAAAGCCACGATGTGCCTGGGCGCTCTTGCAGTCGAAGGAACATCATCAAATGGGACGATCGAACAAGCAAACATTTTTAATGCAACCGCCGTCAGCTTTGGCGGTTCTTTAAGAGTCACAAACCTTTACGGCTATCACATGGAGACGCGAAGCTCTAGGAATGCAACCAATACATGGGGCGTCTGTATTGATGATGACGGCGCGGAAAACTACCTAGCAAAATCTTTGGTGATCAGTGGTGCGACTAAATCCGTTTTTACGCCGGATATTGCGCTTGAAATTGGTGGACCTAAAGCATTTAGAGTTGGCCAAGTAACCACTGCTCAAAGACTGGCTATGACTCCAGTTCAAGGGATTATGGTTTTTGATACGGATACTGTACAACTATTCTACAATAATGGATTTGCGTGGGTGCCGCTATGACCGTTGAGCAAGCATTAAAGATTTTGGACGATGTAACCAAAGGAATCAGCGCGAGCAGAGAAATCCATCAAGCTATACTGATGGCTTTGGGTACGCTGAAGAAAGAGCTGGAGAATGTCAAAAGTTGACCTTTATCCACAGTTAGACTCTTCCCCATCAGCCGCCTTTGTTCAGACAGGGACAAAAAACGGGCAAAAAGGTGGGTCTGATGTTTTTGTCATTGGTGGCTCTGTAGGAACAGCATCGGTTCCAGCTGATTATGACTCAGCAAACATTTCCTATCCAAATGGTGTGACCGAGGTTTATCGTTATTATAAAACTGCAGCTTTGATCAAAACAGTCACCATTGTTTACACAGATGACTCAAAGGCTAACATTAGTAGCTGGACGATAACATGAGCGAATCGAGCGCATTTAAACTCTTCTTTGACCCTCTTAAAGCAGAGTTTTCATTGCTCAGAATTCCAGCCACTGAAGTTGAGTCAAAAGATAGGCATTATGTCATTGATAATTTTGTAGATTCGTTTGTCTCAAGTGTAGAAACGATGCGCTTGTTTAGTCCTTTAATTATTGATGGATCTTTAGAGATTGATGGGAAATTTGAAGAAATTTCTAGCGAAGAAGCAGGTCTAGTCAATGAAACGATTCCAAATGATGTTTTGCTGACAATCCCATCTTTTCATCAAGTTCAAAGCATTACACAATACCTTATCTTAGATGGTTTTCTAGAAATAGACGGGGAGTTTATTGAAATATGAGTTTGACGCTTAAAGAAAAAACAACAGCTGAAATTTCAACTCCTGCAGTATCTAAAGCCACGTTGTTTATTGATGCATCTGATGAAAAACTAAAAAAGAAGCTTTCAAGCGGAACGATTGTTAATCTTGAAGGTGGCGCGTCCGCAGTAACATCGGTCTTTGGGCGTATTGGGGATGTTACTTCTGAATATGGCGACTATGACGCCATGGAGATAGCATTTACCCCAGCAGGAGACATCACTTCATCCAATGTTCAATTGGCGATTGAAGAACTCGATGCCGACAAACTTCCATTGTCGCATGAGGGATCTGGTGGGGCGGCGCATTCATTAGTGTCTGGTGTAGAAGCTGGCTTCATGTCTTCTTCCGACAAAACAAAACTTGATGGAATTGAAGCAGGCGCTAACGCTACTATACTTTCTACCGCTAGCCCTCAGTCAATTGGAACTGCAGCAGCTGGATCAAGTTCTCAAGCTTCAAAGTCTGACCACGTTCATGCGCACGGTAATCAATCTGGTGGATCTCTTCATGCTGTTGCGACCATTAGCGTTGATGGCTTTTTGTCGGCAACAGATAAGTCAAAAATTGACGGAATTGAAGCAGGAGCAAACGCTACAGTCATCTCCTCGGCACTTCCACAAGCAATTGGAATAGCTGCCCCGGGTGTAAGCTCTCAAGTATCAAAGTCAGACCACGTTCATGCGCATGGAGACCAAGCAGGAGGCGCACTACACGCGCTTGCCACTACAAGCATTAGTGGATTTATGTCGTCCGCTGACAAAGTAAAGATTGATAGTGTCCAATCTAATGCGACGCAAAACCAGACCGACGCTTATTTGCTGGCTCGCGCAAATCATACTGGGACGCAGTTAGCTGCTACAGTCTCTGACTTTTCATCAGCAGCAGACGCAAGGATCACCCTGCAAAAAGGAGCAGCAAACGGCTTAGCAACGCTCGATGCATCTTCTCTTTTGCCAGCAGCTCAGCATGGTTCTTATACCGACCCAACGGACCACGCAGTAGCTACGGCTTCAGACGCAGGCTTTATGTCTGCTTCCGACAAGTCAAAGCTCGATACCGTTCAAGCTAATGCAACACAAAACCAGACCGACGCCTACTTGCTCGATCGAGCAAACCATACAGGCACACAGGGCGCGTCAACGATCGCCAACCTGACCGGGCTATCTTTGCCAGCATTCGGGCAGATTCAATCAGCTGATACTCTCTTGGTTGCTTTAGCTAAACTAATGTCGCAATCTGCATTAGTACCAATCGTAATGGCACAGAGCATGACAGTTCCAACTGGGCACATTTACCGCAGACCGCAACTTACGACGCTAGCGGGAGCGTCAACAAAACTCTCGTTAGTCGGCACGGCCCGTCTTACGATTCGAGCATAAACGAGGAAACCATGGCACAGATTGATATTGAAACCCAAACGACGGCAAGCGTTTCTACTCCGACAAGCGGAAATACGACTGTTTTTGTCGACTCGACAACCAAAAAGCTAAAATCTAAGGACGATGCAGGAACAGTCTACGATTACGGAAGTGGAGGTAACGCAATCACACAGCTGACTGGCGACGTGACCGCGACTGGTCCGGGCGTCGTGACTGCTACATTGACTGCTAGTGCGATCACGTCAAGGCAGCTTACGGGACTTTCGCCTTATCCCGGCGTCATAACCGCGACCGACACGATCCTCCAAGCCTTCAACAAACTATGGTCTCGCGGCCTTTGCGGGTACTACGGAACTGGTGCAGACGGAGTCGTGACGCTTGGATCTGACACGACCCTTGTGCGTGATATGTACTATGACGCGCTGACCATCAATAGCGGCGTTAGGCTTTACCCGGCGGGGTTCAGAATATCAGCTCTAAACTCGGTGACCATCAACGGAATTATTGACCGTCAAGGTAACGCGGGCACTGCTACAACGGGCGGGACTGCGCTTGCAGCCGGTACTGTCGGCGGTTCTGGAGCTGGTGGCGCGGGCGGTACTACTGCCGCAGGAGTAGCGGGCACTGCAACGACTAACTCGATAGGTGTCGCCGCAGGTGGAGGCGGCACTGGATCGGCGGCAGCGGGTGGGGCCGCAGGTACCGTGACTATTCCAACTGCCGCAGTCGGCGGTGTAGAATGTTTGGCGACAGCAAGACAAGCGTCCGTTGGCAGAACTTTAGATAACACCATTGGAGCTGGTGGCTCAGGCGGCGGTGGCGGTGGCGGCGCAGGGGTAGGTAACCAAGGCGGCGGCGGAGGATCGGGCGGCGGCTCGGTCGTTATCTGCTCTCGGATCGTAGCGGGTACGGGCAGCATCATCGCAAAAGGTGGGGACGGGTTTTCAGGAGCTAACTCAGGCGTCGGCACTGGCGGTGGCGGTGGTGGTGGAGGTGGCGTAGTGATGATCGTTTCAGAAAACGATACTTCAGCAGAAGCTTTCACAATTAACGTAGCCGGCGGAGCTGGCGGTGCTCCGTTCGGAACGGGTACTGCTGGAACTGCAGGGGCAATCGGTCGTATCTTCAGAGCAAGGATTTAATCATGAATACTTACTTCATTTTTTACAGTGAAACCAAAGAAGTCATTGCATTTTATCAAGCTGATGCAGTCGATTTAGATCGCTATATTGTAAGCCAAGGCCCACAAGTGGAACACGCTCTTGCAGAAGAAGGTGTAGATCCACGGAATTGTGTAATTGAAGCTTCTGAAGATGGCGAATGGATGGCCTTTAGCCCATAAATTTAGCTCAAGGATTGCATACTTGATAGAATCAAATACAATTTACCTAACCACAAAGACCCCGCTTTAGCAGGGAGAGGGAGATAAAATGAGTACGCCAAAGGGTTATAGCTCTCAGGAAAAAGACGATCGGCTATCAGCGCAATTTGTTACCGTTGAGCCAGTCAGAGAGCTTCAAAACGGGTTGAGCGTTCTTGCTCATCAGTATGTTTATGAGGTGGACGCCGGATCGTTTGAGGCTGGCTGTACTACTTCTGTACTTCAAGCATCTGGTCATCCAGCTAAGGTCGGAGATGTTATCCGATTCACCTCTGGAGCTTTAAGTGGGCAGGAAGTTAGAGTTTACTCAGTAACAACTAATACCATTACTCTTGCAGAGACCTTGGCTGCTGCCCCTTCTGCCGGGGATACCGGACAGTTTCTTAGACACAAGTACCCAACGGTTGAACCCACAGGTGAAGTTAAGGTCTCCGGTGTGTTTGCTGAAGTGGCTACTTCTCCGGACGGAGGAGCACTCCCTGCTGTACTTAAAGTGGTCGGCGGTTATGATGGCGCTGCAGTTCAGGTGCTCAAGACCGATGCGGCTGGTGAACTTCAGGTTGACGTTTTATCGTCCGCTCTTCCGGCTGGTGCAGCGACTAGCGCAGTCCAGACCAATGGATCTCAGAAGACTCAGATCGTGGACGGGTCCGGGAATGTCATTGGGTCTACCGGAAACGCTCTGGATGTAAACCTCAAGACTCCGATCACGGTAGATGTGAGCCTCTCTCAGGCTAACGACTCGGTGGCAGTATTCGGTAATGACGGAGCGGCAAACCGAGCACTCAAGACCGATTCAAACGGTGAGCTTCAGATCGACGTACTTTCTAGCGCACTCCCAGCGGGGGCGGCGACCGAATCGACTCTTTCTACGCTAAATGGAAAAGTCACTGCGTGTGATACTGGATCGGTAGTGATTTCATCCTCAGCTCTGCCATCTGGAGCAGCTACTGAAACGACTCTTGGAGCGGTTAAAACGTCCGTTGAGCTGATTGACGATGCAGTTGTTTCCGATGGCGCGGTATTTGCGGGCAAGGGGCTTGTAATCGCCGGAGTTACCTCTGGTGGTGTCGCTCAGATTATTGAGACCAATGCTAGCGGACATGTTCACGTAGCAGATGGCGGCGGTTCTTTGACGGTTGATGCTACCTCGTGGCCTCTGCCTACTGGTGCCGCTACCGAAAGCACACTGTCCACGCTGAACGGGAAGGTTACTGCGTGCAATACTGGAGCGGTGACGATTTCGACGGCTCTGCCAAGCGGTGCAAATACGATCGGTAAGGTTGACGTCAACAATTTGTCGGTAGTGGACCTGCTGGACGCTAACATCTTGGATACGTCTAGCACCAACATTAACGGAAGCGCATCGGCTCCTACTCAGGTTGTAGCTACGCTGGCTGCTGCTGTTAAAAAGATGCAACTCCTAGATACTACTGGAGCGTTTATCGGAGTTTACACTGGAGCGGCTGCCTCTGAGGTGCTTCAGTTCGTAATGGGTCCGGGTTCTGACCAGACGATTGAGCATTCAATCTCTGCTGGCACTCGGATTAGCTTGAAACGATTGGATTCTACCACTGCGATATCTAGTGGAATTGTAGCTCTGAATTTTATTGGATGACGCACTAACTTAGTTACTGGAGGTTCCATTGCCATCGACAATCTTTAGCGGTTCAAAAGTCAAAACTCTGAAAGGTACGCTTTCGCTTAACGGCGGGGCGGACGTTATCAGCTCAACTGTAGACCCAACCAGCGTTGCAGTAGATGCAAGTCCAGGTTCTATTTTGCTGAATACTACTTCCGGTAAGCAGTACCGTAAGAACGATTCAGGAAGCTCTACCAACTGGACTGAGGTCGGAGCAGGAACTAGTGGGATTAACTACATTACGAATCCTACGGCTTCGACTAACACGACCGGATGGAGCACCTATGCCGATGCCGCTGGTACTGCTCCAGTAGATGGCACTGGTGGTTCGCCTACGGTCACTTGGACGCGCTCGACGACTACTCCTCTTCGTGGAGCTGCTGATTTTAACTTTACTAAAGATGCGGCTAACCGTCAGGGACAGGGTGTTGCTACTGACATTACGATTGACCTTGCAGACCGCGCCAAAGTTTTGACCGTCTCATTTGACTACGAGGTTCTGAGTGGAACCTACGCTGACGGAGACCTGACCGTTTATTTGATTGCGGACCCATCTGGAACTCCGGTGGTGATTCAGCCCGCAGGATACACGGTTCTTTCTGCAACGTCCGGAACGACCATGCGGCAGATTGCAACCTTCCAAACTCAAGCAACAGGCACGAGCTATCGCCTCTGCTTCCACGTCGCATCCACTAGCGCATCTGCCTACACCATCGCGGTGGACAATGTGGTGGTGGGACCACAGACCCAGCTTTATGGCGCTCCTGTGACGGATTGGGTTGATTACACCCCAACGGGAACTTGGCTTGTTAACACTTCATACTATGGAAAGTGGCGACGTGTTGGCGACTCAATGGAGGTAGACATTTATGTTGTTACCTCCGGAGCGCCTACAGCCACTTCCCTCGAAGTATCCATGCCATCCGGATACTCTATTGATCTAAACAAAATTGTCGGGGCAACTGGAGTTTCTCTTAGAAACAACTTAGGGACCTTCACAATTTTTGACAACGGTGGCTCTCCATCCGGGCATATTGGCATGGTAGTCGGATCAAGCACCTATCCAACTACCGCGTTTAGATTTATTTCGGAAACAGGGGCGCAAGTAACCTCTACGTCTCCGTTTACTTGGGGCGCATCTGACTCGATTAAAGCGACGATTAAAATTCCGATT